AGCATCGGACGAATTATATGATTTATATCAAAACGATAAAATTTCTTTTGAGGAGTATAGAAAAAAATCACTCGAACTCGGAAAAAAATATAGATAAGCATCTAACAAATAGTTAGGTGCTTTTTTAATACCCCAAATTAAATAAACCCAATTAGAGTCACTCATCCGGAGGGTGGCTCTTTTTGGTATGTCCGAAGACTTGAAACTACGAGGAGACACCTGAGCACAAAACTGAAAACAGGGAGACACCCTAAAAACTGAGAGGAGGAACATGAAAATGTTCAAACGCAAACTATTTTTCTTTGATGAATCGGCAAACGCTGGTGAATCAACAGCACAAGATCCGCAACCAAACTCAAACAATCCCGCTCAGAGTACTCCAGCGATTGATTATGAGAAGATTGCGAGCATTGTGGAAGGCAAGCAGAAGGTCGCTGAGGATACGGTCTTGAAGAACTATTTCAAGAACCAAGGCTTGACAGGGGAAGAGATGGCTCAAGCTATCTCAAGCTTTAAAAGTCAAAAAGCCTCCACCCAACCCGATGTGACCGCACTTCAAGAGGAGCTTCGAGTGGCTCAAGCTCAAGCCCTTCAAACAAGAATTGAGAGCAACTTGCAACTTGCAGCAATCAAGCAAGGTGTGGGCTCGAACGTGTTGCCATACGTTTTGAAGTTGGCAGATTCAACCAATCTCACGTTGGATTCTAAGAATGAAGACTATGAGGCTGTCATTGCAAAAGTCTTGGAAGACGTTCCAGCTTTTAAACCAGAAGCGACAACACCAACAGGATTCACTCAAGTCGGATCCACAGGAGATGTCAAACAATCGACAACAAATGATGAACTCTTCAAGATTTTTGGAGTTTAGACATAAAAAAGAAAAGAGGTAAATAAATTATGGTATTAAAATACGCAGAACAATTCGCTCCAGCATTAGAGCAAAAATACGCTAAGGAATTAGCATCTTATGAATTATTCCAATCTAATAAACAAGTAAAATTCATGGATGCTCAAACAATCAAATTACCTAGCATCACATTATCAGGTTATAAAGACCACACTCGTGGCTCATTAGGATTCAACACAGGAACAATCACGAACGATTGGGAGCCTAAGAAATTATCTCACGACCGTTCAATCGAATTTGTAATTGATCCGATGGATGTTGATGAAACAAACAAAACTGTTTCTATTGGAAATGTTCAAAACACATTAGAGGAAGAGCAAACAATTCCTGAAAAAGATAGCTATGTATTTTCTAAATTATATGCAGAGGCTACTGCATACGCAGCAAATGGAGCAACAATCTCAACTGAGGCTCTTACAGCTGAAAACATTTTGGAACAATTTGATTCAGCAATGGAGAAAATGGACGAAGCTGGCGTTCCTGGTGCTGGTCGTCTATTATACGTTACTCCAAAAGTTAACAAATTATTGAAAGAAGCAAAAGACATCCAACGTGTGATGGGTGTTACTGGTGAAGGTTCAGTTAAACGCTCAATCTATGACTTAGATGATGTAAAAATTAAAGTTGTGCAATCAGCTCGCTTGAAATCAAAATACAACTTCACTGAAGGTTGTGTTGCTGCTGCCGATGCTAAACAAATCAACTTCATCCTAGTTCATCCAACAGCTGTCATCGCTCGTGATAAATATTCTTATATCAACGCTTTCGAACCTGGTGAAGATTCAAGAACAGCTGACAACTACTTACTACAATCACGCTTCTACATGGATGCATTCCTTGTCAAGAATCGTGCAAATGGTATCTTCATCAACGCTCAAGCTTAATTAAGGAGGAATTTGAATGTATACAGCAGAAAAAGACAATCTAGTTTATACAATTTCAGAAATTGAAAAAGAATACTACAAATCTAGAGGTTTCGACATTTATGATGAAAATCACACTAAAATCGATTCAGGTACTCAAAAAGTAGATTCATCTACTTACAATGAAGCTCTTGACAAAATTGCTGAACTAGAGAAAAAAGTATTGGAATTAAGCAAAAAAGGAAACCGTAAAGGAAACAACAAAGGAAACGACACGCCTGAAGAAGAATCAACAGAAGAAACGGGTGAGTAATTATGATATATGCTGATGAAGTGTTCTATAAGAACGAATATCTTGGAACTCACAATTCAGAAAATCTCAATCGAATCTTAAAGACAGCAAGTCAGCATATAGACACACTAACATTCAACCGTATTGTTGGAATGGGGTTTGATAATCTCACTCCATTCCAACAATCGGTCGTTCGTGAGGTGTGTTGCCAAATGGCTGACTTCATGATTGAAAACAAAGACTTAATCGAGACCGCTCTATCATCGTACTCAATCAATGGAGTGTCGATGAATTTTGGTGATTCTTGGAACGTGGTGACAATGAATGGAATCGCAATGAAGCGAAGCACATTTGAATTGTTGAATCAAAGCGGACTAACAAGGAAGGTGATTTGATGCATTTTCCAAGTTTAGTGCTCCCACAATTTTGCAAGACTCAAATCCATGTGATTGTCCAAAGTGAAGAAGTGTCGAAGGATGGCGAACCTATCAAGGCATTTGAAGCCGATTTGTTTTGCAACTACCAAGACAAGGTCGTGACCGTGCTCACGGATCAACAAAAAATTGTGAAGCTCACGGGGTCGGCGTTGTTTACGGGCGATATTGCCCCCAATTTGGCGACTTTAAGTGGCGGGAGTGTAAATATCCACGGGGTAGAACGAAAGATTGCAGACACACGAAAATCACGAAATCCAGACGGTTCTGTGAATTATACCTATCTCGGATTGGAGTGATGGACGATGATTCATGCAAATAGTCGAGTGAAGTTCGACTTCGGAGTCATTGGAAGGCTCAAAAAAGCTCAAATTCAAGCGTTGGAACAGACTGGCGAGTATTTACACACCGAGATAGTAAACGCCCAAGTGGTCCCGTTTAGAGACGGTACATTGCAGGGTGAGGCGTTCTCAGTTGATTACTCGGGTTCGAGTAGTGGTCGAGTATCTTTGACACACTCAACGCCCTACGCAAGAAGATTGTACTTCCATCCCGAATACAACTTCAACACGAGCACGAATCCACACGCTAAGGGTAAGTGGATGGATGATTGGGTTGAAGGTTCGAAACAAGAGGACATCAAGAAGGCTTATGCTGCTCTATACAAGAAAATTTCGGGGGTATAAAGATGATAACATTGGCAGAAGTGCGAGATTGGTTGGAATCCTATCACGCAGCTCAAAATTACTACATCGGGAAACTCGACAATAAGAAAATGTATAGCATTGGAGTCTATCAAAGAAAGACGAATGTCGAACCACGAATCGCTATTGGTGGGAGGGATTTGGCAAGCTATGATGTGAAATCGGTCAGCATCTTGATTCATCACAATCAAAACGCAAACGAAACTGAAAAGCGTGCGAACTACCTCTTCAATCAAATCCTAAAAGCTCAAAACGTGGTGATTGGTGATACTCCAATCCAAATGATTCGACTCTTATCGAACGAGCCTATTGATGTGGGAACTGATGACAATAACGTGTATGAACGTGTCATCGAATTAGATATCTATTACAGATTAGAAAGTGAGGAATAAAAATGGCAGAAAAAAGAACAGGGGTATTCCCCGTTTATGAAAACCAATTCCAAGTAAACACAGGAACGAAAGAAGCTCCAACTTGGACAGAAATCAAAGAATTAGAAAGCTTCTCAGTATCATTCGACAATGGTGTCGAAGAATGGTCTCCATTCGAGCACAAAGGATGGAAACGCCGCTTGATGACAGCGAAATCTGTTACTATTTCAGTATCAGGAAAACGACACATCGGTGATACTGGGAACGATGCAATCGCTGCTATCGCATTGAAGAATGGTCGTGATGCTGAAAAAGACTTCCAATGGACATTCCCAGACGGATCTAAATTAGTCTTCAAGGAAGCGGTTATCAACATCAAAGACTTCATGTCTGGTGATAGCACAGCGGCTGCACCATTATCATTTGATATCATGTCAAATGGTAAACCAGAATATACAGCGGCAGGCTAAAAATCACGAAAACGAGTGGAGGGGTGAACATCGCCCCTCTTTTTTATTTGGCAAAGGAGGATAAAAATGCATAAAGCACTAATCAACTTCATCGATGCGGAAACTCGCAAGGAATACAAAGTCGGTGATGTATTCGATACAACAGGGATGACGGATGAACGCATCCAAGAATTGACGACCGAACACAATCGAATTGGTGTTCCACTTATCGGTGAAGTAGAAGAAACAGAAACGACAGTATTCACAACAATGAAAGACGAGGTATTTGAATAATGGCTAAGATTATCGACATCACAGAACAACTAAACTTTGAATCAAAACCAAAAATCAAAATTAAAAACGTAACCATCGAAGTAGATGATTCAGCTCCAACAGCACTCAAGCTCATGGAAGTCATGAGTGGAGTGGATGGGGATCCGACAGTTGCCCAAATGAAGAGCTTGTATGAAATCATCTTCAACGAACAAGACCGTGTGAAGATTGAAAAATTAAGTTTAAACCTAAAAAGCTGGATGGCACTCATTCGTGAGGCAATCAATTTGATTGTAGGAGACCAAGAAGCGGGGGAATAGGTGAGCCATATTACGACATTTTTGAAGATTGGGACTTGATGGTCTCGTCTTTTAGAACGCAATATGGCATCTCGTTCTATTCTTATGATTTTAAAGATATGAAATGGAAAGAATTCAGAGCTCTAGTCTCTGGACTTTCATCGGAGACTCCTCTCGGACGAATTATCCAAATTCGAAGCGAGGACGACCTAAAGATGCTCGAATCGTTCTCTCCTGGACAACATCGAATCCGAGACGAGTGGCGAAATAAACGAGCGAAACAACGAACACAAGAAGAGCTTGATGCGGTTCTCAAGGAACTTCAACAAGCCTTTTCTGAATGGTAGTAAGAAGGAGGTGGACAAATGGCAACTAAAATCGGCGATGTTGAATTGGGATTGGTGGTGAATCAACAAGGATTCACGAATCAATTGAACGGAATCCAACAAAAAGTCATGGGCTTTGCGAAAGTCCTCGCTGGTGCGTTTGCGGTCAAGAAGCTCATTGATTTTGGCTCTGAGGCAATCAAGCTCGGGTCTGATTTGAATGAGGTTCAAAACGTGGTCGATGTGGCATTCCCAAAGATGTCGAAACAAGTTGACGAATTCGCAAAATCGGCAATGTACGCATCGGGATTGTCTGAGACGATGGCTAAACGCTACACGGGGACATTTGGAGCAATGTCCAAGGCTTTTGGATTTAGTGAACAACAAGCCTATGAGATGTCCACAGCGTTGACGAGCTTGGCGGGGGATGTAGCATCATTCTACAACATAAGCCAAGACGAGGCGTACACGAAATTGAAATCTGTGTTCACAGGCGAGACAGAAACATTGAAGGACTTAGGGGTCGTAATGACACAAACAGCCCTCGATGCATATGCGATGGCGAATGGATTTGGCAAGACGACCGCTGAGATGTCTGAAGCTGAAAAAGTGGCTCTTAGATTCGCATTCGTTCAAAGTCAATTAGCTCTTGCGAGTGGTGACTTTGCAAGGACGAGCGATTCATGGGCGAACCAAGTACGGATCATGAAATTGCAATTCCAATCGTTCATGGCATCCGTTGGACAAGGACTCATCAATCTGTTTACTCCTGTGATTCAAGTTCTTAACTTCCTACTAAGTAAACTCTTAACTGTCGGGAACGCATTTAGGGCTCTAACTGAGCTCTTGACAGGGAGGAAATCTCAAGCAGGTGGTGGAATACAAGAGACCGCTGATGCTGTCGGAAACCTTGCGGATAATATGCAAGGTGCAGGCGGTGGAGCTGGCGACATGGCTGATGCTGTGGATGATGCTGGTGGAGCTGCTGACAAAGCTGGCGGTGCTGCTAAGAAGGCAGCGAAAGAAATGAAGTCCTTAATGGGATTTGACAAAATCAACAAACTATCCGAACCAAATGACGACTCTGGCGGAGGCGGAGGCGGCGGTGGTGGAGGTAAAGGCAAAGGGAAAGGTGGTGGTGGAGGCGGAGGTCTCCAACCAAAAGGTGCTCAAGTTGACATGGGCAAGATTGCCGAAGGAGACAACCAATTGAAGAAATTCTTCGAAGACCTCTTTGGTCGAATTGGTGAGCTCTTGGCAAAATTCAAAGCTGGATTCGATGCTGCATTCCACTCCGAAGGTTTGGAACGAATGAAAGTGGCTCTTGAGAGAATCGGAGCTACCCTCCAAGAAATCTTCACGGATCCACAAGTCGTTCAATCGTTCAACACTATGCTTGATAAGTGGGCATATATGTGGGGACAATTTGTCGGTTCAATCGCTTCTGTGGGAGTGGGGATTGGTGTATTCCTTACTGAATCAATTGCGAATGCACTAGACAATCACAAAGAGCAAATCAAACAAGCTCTTATCAAATCCATGGATGCTCGTGGAGATATGTTTGAAGCAGCAGGGAACATTGTTCAAGCATTAGGTGATGGAATCTATAAGATTTTGACAAGCGAAGGAGCAATCAAAATCGGAACAGCAATCGCAGGGGCATTCATTAGTCTCTACGCTGATATTGAAGAAATCGGTTCTAAAATCGGACGAGATGTGATGAAAGCCATCGAGACGATTGTCACTAAGAACGCTCCTAAACTAACTCAAGCAATCAACACAGCATTGAAGAATATTGCACCAATATTTGAAACACTCGAGAGAGCTGTCGAAGATGTTGGGAAGATGTTTAAACGTGTGTACGATAATAGTATCGGACCATTGATTCTTCAATGGGGTGATATGATATCGGGATTGGTTGGAACAATTATCGATGGATTCAATAATCATGTGAATCCAATTCTTGAGAAGGTTGGGAAAGCATTTAGTGATGTATACGACCAATTCGTGAAGCCTATGATTGACTCACTAGGCAATGCCATTTCGAGCATTGCTGATGCAATTAGTAAATTATGGTCAGCATTAGAGCCTATTTACAACTTGTTAGCTAGTGCATTAGGTCCGATTCTCGGAACTATCGCTGGTTTGTTAGGTGGTTTATTACTTTCTGCAATTGCTGGAATCTCAGTCGCACTAAAAGCTGTATTTGATTTTGTAAGTTGGATTTTCGATATGTTCGGAAATGCAGTGACTGCAATATCTGACTTTGCGGATAAATTGATGACATTACTTCCCGAGGGATTCCAATTGGCATGGAATGACATTGTGTCCATTTGGAGTGGTCTAGGTCAATGGTTTGCGGATCGTTGGAACGATGTGATGACAGCTCTAAGCGGTGTAGCAACGTGGTTCGGAACGATGTTCACCAATGCTTGGAACAGCATCGTGAATGTGTTCAAATCTATTGGACAATGGTTCAAGGATAGATGGAACGATGTTGTGAGTGCACTATCGAACGTAGCGACATGGTTCGGAACGATGTTCAAGAATGCATGGTCTAATATCGTGAACGTGTTCAGCGTGGCAGGTTCATGGTTTAGTGGCATTTGGGGAGGCATCAAGGCGGTGTTCTCGGGCGTGATTGAGTTCTTCAGAGGCATCTTCCAAGGGGCTTGGAACACAATCACAAGCATCTTCTCAACGATTCCAAATTGGTTCAGCAACATCTTCTCAAAAGCATGGGCAGGCGTTCGAGATGTATTCTCGACTGGTGGACGAATTTTCATGGGAATTACTGAAGGGATTCTCGGAACGTTCAAAACGGTCGTGAACGGAATCATCGGAGGTATTAACCGAGTGATTACAATTCCATTCGATGGAATCAATGGAATCCTTGATGGAATCCGTGGAATCAGCGTGATGGGTGTGAGCCCATTTGCTTGGATTGGTAGAATCAGCACTCCTCAAATCCCAATGCTTGCTCAAGGGGGATTCGTTAAGGCGAACACTCCACAACTTGCAATGATTGGGGATAACAAGCACTACGGTGAAATTGTGGCACCTGAGAACAAGATGCTCGCAATGGCTCGTGAGGCTGCTCGATTATCTAAAGATTCGAGCAATAGTGCGGAGATTGTTATGCTTCTTCAACAAATCATTGCGTTGATGGGTTCAATGAACATCAACATCGATGGAGAGACATTCGTGAAGAAAATCTTTGAGATTGGCAACCAAATTCAAAGAAAAACAAATCAACCAATATTAGATTTCTAGGAGGTGCAAGATGGCGGAAATCATAGTGAATGGAGTTGCTCTTGCATCTCCTACGTCTATATCAAATAGCGATGAAATCATTTGGAGCTCTGGGACTGGTCGAAGTGCGAACGGTCTTATGAGTGGAGATGTCATCGCAAACAAGAAAACAATTCAAATTTCTTGGGGAATCTTAACTCAAGATGAATATAACGCCATTAGAAACATCCCGAGTGGGTTCTTCAATGCGGTCGTGCTAGGTCAATCAATTAGAGCATACCGGAGCACAATCACGGGAAGTTGTATGGGAACATTCAGCGATGGCATAACGTACTACAACGATGTATCGACATCGTTCATTGAGCAATAGAGGTGATGAAATGCTGGAAACAACTCAAGAGTATAGAGATGCGATTGTGTCTGATGTCCGAGTGATTCACGCCTCATTCACGCTCAACAATCAGACTTATGACAAAACACATCTAAAGAAAATCGAACATGATGCTTCCATCTCTGGAGGCTCATCGTTCGTACCTGGTGGCACATTTATCAATTCGCTATCTGTCGAACTGAATCAGATAGTTGAAGGAATTGAGGAGATGATGCCATCGACAGCTAGCATCGGAGTTCAAACATTAAACGGTCAAGTGGCAATGTTGCCCCTTGGTCGTTTTTTTGTGACCGAAATCAAGCTCGACCGTAATTCTAAGATTACAAAATTAAAGCTTCAAGACGAATTCGTGAGATTGCTTGGACAATACGATAGCAAACTCTCGTATCCATCAAGTTCACGAGAAGTCTTCCAAGAAATCGTGACGATGACTGGAATCCCTGTGAGTGATGCAATCAATCTCCCAGATGTGTCCATTAAAACCAAATTGGAGAAAACAACATTCAGAGATGCCATCATGTATCTCGCTCAATTGGATGGCACATTCGCACGATTCAATCGTGATGGCAAGCTTGACTTCATCGATTTGAAGGCTACAACGAAACAAATCACGAGAAGTCAATATGGAGCGACTGGATTGGTTCGAGACGAAATCAAGTACAAACTTGGCTCGATTGAATGTACTGTCGATAAGACCAAGATTGTGGCTGGGAATCGTTCGGGGAACAAGATGGTTCTCAAGAATCCATGGATGACTCAACAATTGCTCGATAGATTGTACAACAAGTACAGAGATTTGAGCTTCTATCCTTACGAATTATCATGGCGTGGCGACATCGATACCGAACCGGGTGATTGGGTCTCAGTCTATTGGGGTTCAGAGAATACACGATTCGACATTCCTGTGTTCTCACATCACATCACATTCGATGGTGGATTGAGTTCAAAGACGAATGCGAAAGAATCGGGGCAATCTCAATCACAATACAAGTATCGAGGACCCGTTCAAGAGAAACTTGACTACATTGAAAGCCTCACGACCAAGATTGGTCGCTTGTATTTGGACGAGGCTGAGCCTATCAATCCAAAAGAGGGCGATAAATGGATGAAGCCTAGTGGTGGATATGCCATCATGTATGAACGTGTAGACGGTCAATGGGTTCGTAAGGTAGACACAGCGGATCTAAATAAAATCATCGAGACCATCACGACCGATGAAGTGATTGCTAAGAAGATTAGTGCGGGATTGATTCAATCATTAGAAATCAATGCACGACAAATCACAGCGGGCTCTCTCGATTTGAATCGAATCTCAATCACGAATGGCAGCAAGCCAATCATGGAAGTTCGAGATGGCAAAATCTACTTCGATGTATCAAGTGTCGAGGACTTCAAGAAGCCAATCAAAGAAGTCGAAGCAAAGCTCGAGATGAAGGCTGACAAGCTCATCACAGAAGACCAACTTAAGCATTTGCAAGACCAACAATTGGTGATGATGCAAGAGATGAAAGCGAAAGCGACTCTTGAGACGGTCTTGGAGTGGAAGGCTAAATATGAAGCATTCGTCAAGTCGAATGAGTCAGAGAGAAAGCAAGCACAAGATGACCTTGTTTCACTCTCTCAACGTATGATTGGGATTCAAAACGATTTAGGCTCTATGACAGCTATTTGGAATGCTATCGACCGCAACATGAAATTCGGGAATGAAGGTCTCTCAATTGGGAATCCACAAGGAGATAGCTCGATTCTTGTGTCCGATAATCGAATTTCGATGATGAGTGGTGGTCGAGAGGTTATGAGCATCTCGCAAGGTGTGATTCACATCGACAATGGGGTGTTCACGAAATCGATTCAAATTGGGTACTATGTCGAATCGCAATACAACGTGAATCCAAAATACAACGTAATTCGATACGTTGGTCCGTAGGAAAGGAGGTAAAAAATGGGAATTCAATACTTCGATGGGAACTGGCACACTTACATTCGATATGAAGTTCGAACACTCTCCCAAGACCGTGTGGCTAACGCTACGACCGCACGAGTGAGTCTATACATCGGTAACGACCCCGGTGGATATGAAATCCAATTTGACCCAACCTACGGGGCATACATGGGAGTACAACTTGCAGGTCAAAACAAGTACTTAGAAATTGAGAACCTCTTCATCAAAGGTTCAGAGAAATTCATTGGAAGTGTGGACTTCACATTCACTCACGATGATGATGGACAAGCAACACGCAAGATTCTCTTGTGGTCGGGTTCTACGAGTGGCATCAATTACGATGGATGGTATTTAGGCTCAATCGATACGAGCTTCACCCATAAATTTGAGAAGATTCCAAGAATGTCGAAGGTCGCATCCGTAACAGGAACGAGAGAGCTTGGACAAGAGCTCACAGTCACGCTCGACAGAAAGGTCGAATCGTTTACGCATCAAGTTTGGTACAAAGTATGGGGCTCTGATTGGTACGATTTAGGAACAGGTCTTGGAACGACAGTCAAATTCACTCCATCTCCTGAAAATGCACGAAAGAATGTGAACGTGGCATCGAGCACGGTTGATATTTGTGTTCGAACTTTTGATGGCGACAAGCAAATCGGAATTGATGAATATAGCGTGGGATGGTATATCGGGCTCCCTAGTGGAACACAACCGAGACTAGAGACCATCGAGCTTGTGGATAAGGCAAAAGCAACCAAAGACATCGTGGGCAAGAATACATTCGTCCAAACGTTCTCTGAGATGGTAGGAACATTCAAAGGAATGGAGGGCACTTACGGATCCACAATCAAGACATTCCATGCTGAGGTCGTTGGACAAAAGATGGCAATCACTTCGAATGGTGGAACATTCCCATTCTTCAAAAATTATGGTGATTACAATGTTGAAGCGTATGTGATTGATAGTCGAGGTCTCAAGTCCAATGTTGTGACAGTTCCAATCAAGGTGCTTCAATACTTCACTCCAATACTATCATTTGAAGCTGTGCGAGGTGGTGGAGACCAACAAACGATTGTCGTCCGAAGAACAGCACGAATTGCACCTCTGATGATTGATGGTGTTCAAAAGAACCCAATGAGATTGAAATTCAAAGTCAAGCCGGCTTCTGATGGTTATTTTACGGATAACAAGGGAGGAGGAATTGATTCAAGAGTTATCAACTCGGTTACAAATTCGAATGCGGACTTGTTTGGAACGTTCTCCGCTGATAAGGCTTGGATTGTAGAAGGAACAATCTCAGATGCTTATGCAAGCTTCACATTCACCGCTCCAATCGTAGGTCCCGAAGAAGTGGTTCAATGTAGAACTCCAAAAGGGACAGGATTCGGGAAGATTTGGGAACGAGGCACAATCGATGCGAAGGGTGACATCTACTCTCACAATGAGCTCGTGCAAGTTGGAAGGCTCACTCAAATCAATGGGAAGTCTATCGAACTTAGAGGCTCGGCAAATGATGCTACAAAGACAGGATTGTTCTATGCGTACAACATGAGCGACCTTCCACCAAATCTTGATACTTATCAACGATACGGATATTTGCAAGTGAATACACATCCAAACGATGAGAATTTTGCGATGCAAATCTACATTCCACACAATACTAATGTAATGTACATGAGGCGTAAGATGAACACATACGGATGGCAACCGTGGGTAAAATTCATGCCTAGTGACATTCCTCTATTTGGAGAGTGGAAAAGAGCAAACCTTCAAAGCGGTTGGAGACACTTGAGTGGGGATGATAGTCCTCTCGAATATAGAAAAGAAGGAGACACAATCAGGATGCGTGGAAGTATCGAGGGCGGAAATACAACACAATTCGCCAACATTTTCATTCTTCCAACAGGTTACAGACCGCAACACAAAGTGTATCTACATACATTTACAGGCGATTACAATCTATGTAGTGTAATCATCATGCCATCAGGAGAGGTAAAAGTGGGGAGAAAAGTTGGACAAGATTGGCTATGCTTTGACAATTTGGAATTTAGTATCTAAGGAGAGATGTAAAATGAATTTAGAACAAGCAAAAACTCGTAAAACACAGCTCGAGAGAGAGGTTGAAATCTCAAAAGAAGAGATTTATACATTCTCTATTGACAAATCAAAACTTGAGCAACAAGCTCAAAATTTGCAAGACAAAATCGAATTTAAAAGTCGAGACCTCAACACCAAACAACAAGAAATCAATACTCTAGCAACAGCCATTGAGGTCATGGAACGATGATGGCGGATCTAGAAATCAAGTTACTTGTAGAACATTTACACTCGTTATTCAAAAGTCCGTATATTCAAATTTTATTCTGGTTGATTTTCTTCGATGTAATCTCTGGATACATTAAAGCTTTCAAACTAAAAAAATTTGATAGTAAAACGAGCACAAATGGGCTACTCAGACACATTCTTGTTGTATTAGTAGTCACGATAGTTGCCCTATACGCTAGAGCTCTCAATCATAGAGAGATAGGGATAACCACATGTCTATTCTTTATTATGAGTTATGTGGGGTCGTTGATGGAGAACTGGGAAGCATTGGGCTTACCATTCCCCGAAGCGTTGAGACCATACATCAACCAAATGCGAAAGAATCAAGAAAAGAAAATCAAAAAAATAATCGAAATAGAAATCGAAAAGAAAGAGGATGAATGAACATGGAACAATTACAAGCAACAATCATCAATGGAATCGTGAGCGTATTAGTCGTATTAGTAGGACTAGCATTCACAGGATTGAAAGGGTTTATCCAAACAAAGGCGACAGAATTGAAAGCTAAAACAGATGCTAAGAACTACGAGCTTGCAAAATCTATCGCTTCCACAGTTGTGAACGCTGTGGAACAAATCTTCAAGGATGTGCAAAATGCAAGTCAAGACAAATTCCAAACAGCATTCGACAACTTATCAAAAGAGTTAGAAAAAGCTGGAATCAACTTGGATGATGCATCGAAGAGAGTATTGATTGAATCTGTCGTGAATGGATTCAACGAGTTGAAGAAGATTGAAGGTTAAGAATACGGATCCACAGAGGGCTCATCGTGAGTCCTCTTTCTATTTTGAAAGGAGGAACGTATGGAAAAAATAATCAATAAACATTTAACCATTTCATCATCGAGTAGAGGCGTTGAAAGGTTAGAACATGAGATATATAGCAAAGACAAAGGCACAGCAACGTTCAAGTTCACGACCGATGAACTAACAGCCTCAAAAGTTCTTTGCTTATTTTATTTTAAGTACACGAAACGATACAAAACAGTTGAGGCTACAATCGAGGGCAATACCATTACAGTTCCATTCGATAGCTCACTAATCACTACCGATGAGCCCGTTGTGGGCTATATCTATTTTGAAAAAGTAGAACAATCAATGGATGTTTATTCGTTTGTATTTAACGTAAGAGTGAGTGAAATTGATAGAGCTCAAGAAACACCACTAATCGAACGCAAAACAGGGCGAATTGTGGATGTTGATAGTATTGTGACTAAGCAAGAACTTGATGAGCTATTCGCCAAAATTAAAGCACAAGGTGGAACGTATGACGATAGTGGTTTGCGTGTCGAGATTTCGCAAATTTCGAGCAAAATTGAAGCTTTGGAGCAAAAGACGGATAAAGACACCATCTACAATGACGAACCTATAAAACAACGTATATCGGCTTTAGAGAGCAAGACAGATAATGATACTGTATATAACGATACAGAAATCAAGCAACGTTTGGAACTTTTGGAACACAAACAAAGCGTGAATACTAGTGAATTAGTTACCAAGCAAGAATTGGAATCTAAAGGTTATCTAACGCAGCATCAATCATTGTCTAACTATGCAACAAAGCAAGAAATACCGCAACCGTACAATGATGCAGAATTAAAAGAGCGGGTAAGCCGATTAGAAAACAAGCCGGCTATTGACACTTCAAACTTTGTAACAAATGAAGCATTAAATAGCAAAGGTTATCTTACACAGCATCAAAGTCTAGAGGGTTACGCTAAGAAATCAGAAATCCCTCAAGCTTATAACGATACTGAAGTAAAACAAAGACTTTCAGTTGTCGAGCAAAAAGGGGAAGGCTACGCAACAAAAGAACAACTTGCTTCTATTTCTAAAACACCTCAAAAACTAATCTTGAGCGGGACAACTCTAACATTGTCAGACGGTGGGGGAAGCGTTACGCTCCCAACCACTGGTGGGACAGGCGGTCAAGTCAATGAGTACGAAATCCACGGCACTGGCATGCCAAATGGAAAGGTTACCGCGCCAGTAGGAACTACTTACGTCGATACAGCTGTAACAAGTGGAGCTCTCAAGTGGATAAAGAGACAAGGAAGCGGAAATCAAGGATGGGAAGTATTGACTGGTGACACAGGTTGGAGAACTTTAAATATTAAATCTAAACTCGGAAACTCATATCTAAAAGTTAGACGAAAAAATGATGTAGTTACTTACCAATTCGGTGGGCTTTCTTGGGGTTGGTTCGGCGTTATTCGTAGAGGTGGCGTAGGATACGAGGCACAAGGGAGCGACAAAGAACGAAATTGCTACATTCTAGGGCTTGGTGGTGTTCCTATCGGATTTCGTTCAGAATCTAGCCTTATTGGTGGGATTTACAACGACAAGGGAACACCCTACGGCACATGGTATTTGGGAGGCTATGGCGACAGTAATATGTTACGTTTCCAATTTACTGACCCCGTCCCAACCGACCGAGATATTGGCGACATCCGAGTGAGTTCGATTTCGTATCTCACAAGTGAAGCGTGGCCGGTAACATTACCATAATTTAAGGAGGAATATATAAATGGCAACAGTTAGAGAAGTACTTGATTTTATCGTCTCATTGGCGAAGATGGGACAAGGTGTAGATGCTGATGGCGTATACGGTACACAATGTGCCGATTTACCGAATTACATCTCATACCACTATTTCGGAAAGTGGCTTTGGGGCAATGCCATCAACTTGCTCGATTCTGCGAAAGCTCAAGGATTTGAAGTGATTTATGAAGGACCTGGAGTTGTTGCAAAAGCAGGGGACATCTTTGTGAAGCATTTCGTGGCTAGCGATGGCATCGATTACGGTCATACAGGGCTAGTCATTGAAGATTCAGATGGCTATACACTCAAGACCATCGAGCAAAACGTGGACGGAAATTGGAACTTTTTAGAAGTAGGTGGACCCGCTCGATTCAGTTCACGGTCTTATGATGGCATCGTTGGATATATTCGATTCCCTTATGGATCCGATACGAGCACACCAATTCAACGAGAAGGTTGGATTCAAGATTCTGTTGGATGGTACTTCAAGAACCAAGATGGCACATATCCAATGAACACTTGGAAGAAGATTGATGGAAACTGGTTCAGATTCGACAAGGAAGGGTATACCCTTGACAATAAATGGTATCAAGACGAGCAAGGTCTATGGTATTGGTTGAAGCCTGGTGGCTATATGGCAATCGGATGGCAAAACATTGGTGGCAAGTGGTACTTCTTCAATGATGTCGGAGAAATGAAAACAGGTTGGATTCAATACTTCGACAAGTGGTACTATTGCGATAACGCAAATGGGGACATGGTGTCTAAAGAAGTTCGCAAGATTGATGGTAAATATTACTATTTCAATGGAAATGGCGAAATGTTGGAACGTGCTGCTGTCTATGTAGATGAGAACGGTGCAATGCATTTCGAAAGATAAAAAATGAGCCTACCTTTCGGGGTGGGCTTTATTTTTTTTGCTCAAAATACATAACAGGGGGCAAATAGGGGACAAAAAAATCGCTCGGGTCGTCATTAGTTGTTCTTCATTCAACTTGTGAAGCCTTCAAAAATACTATAATATCAATAAAAACACACTTCTTGGATTTTCTTGAACGTCCTATACTCCATCCGTAACTTACGTGGTAAGGCAGCACGTATCCAAGAACGTCGTCGTTAATAAACACACGAAAAGCCTTGATATATCAAGGCTTTTTCTTTTTGTCTATTTTTCTATGGTTTGATATTTGGGGAGAAAAAATGCTCTGGGGGGCGAATAGGGGGCAAGCTTTTCACATATTTTGTATTGCATTATATACTTCATCTTTCATCTTCTTAGTGATATGTAAGTATATAGATTCAGTCACTTGACTGTTCTCATGCCCAACTCGAGCTTGAATTGAATAGAGTGGCAATCCCATCTCAGCAAGCTTTGAGATATGCGTGTGTCTGAATATGTGAGTGGATATGTTCTTGTCGATTCCCATGCGTTCTCTGTGAGCTCTTAGAAACGTGTTTAGAGCATGAATTGATATTGGTGTGTGTTTGGATGTCGTGAAGATAAAACCTCGATTTTCGCCTTCTAATTCTTCAATTTGAGCAAGAATCTCGATGCATCTATTTGGGAGCGAGACCGAACGGATTGATGCGGTCGTCTTTGGGGAAGTGCTCGCATAAACATCCTTGATTTTCAATTTCTTGTATTCTAGTGTTGAAGATACGTGTGCAACGGGTGGATTTGAATCCAAGTCGATTTTGTCCCAAGTGAGGGCAAGAGCCTCACCAACTCGCATCCCTGTCATGTACATCCATTCGAATAGCATCGCATACCTTAGATTGATTTTGCGAGTATATTCAATCAAACGATTGTATTCATCATCCTCCAAGAACTTGTTGGGGTTCTTTTTAGATTCTGTTCGAGTTTTATATTCGATGATGCATGATTCAATTGGATTCGTCTCTATGTATCCATTTTTGACAGCGTATTGGAACAACTTATTCAAACGTGACTTATAAGCCGATGTTGTTTGATTCGCTAGATTCTTTTGATACAAAAGAAAATCAAAGAATCGATTCAAGTCTTGAGTTGTGATTGTAGTGATAATTCTCTTTGAATCAATGAATTCTTCAAATTCTTGGTATTGTGTCTCAACGGACAAGAATGTGGTTCGTTTTACGTTCTTCTTATATATTTCCTTGTACTCCTCTATGACCGAATGAATCGTTCGACTATCCACCACCACATTCCCAAGTTCTTTTTGGATGGCATTCGTAAGTATCTCTTGAGCTCTCTTCTTGGTCTCACGAGTCTTGTTGTTGAACGTAACTGATTTACGCCTCCATTTGTTATATCGTGGGTCATAGAACTTCTCGCAATAGCGATACTTGATGCCATCCTTCCTGACTCGTTCCTCTATATACATAATAAACCTCCTATAAAAGAACCTTTCCAATTACTGATACTTTCTCAGCATCCACAATCAAATCCTCATACTTTGGATTCTCAGACTTGAGAATAACATTCTTTCCATCACGATATAGATACTTGCATGTAACTCCTTCATCTTCGATTCTGACAATAGCAACTTCACCATCTTCGACAGTAGGTTGATATCTTAAATATACTTCAGAGCCTTTCTCAATTAGCGGTTCCATTGAATCGCCTGTGATTCGAACCAATTCATTTGCACCATTAGGAACGATAGAAGAGGGAAGTACGCCCATCTCTGCATCCACATCATCCACATGAATCATGGATCCGGCAGCAGATTGACGACCACGGACAAGATAAACCACCTTGTCTTCTTGGATTCCATTTTGTTCATCTAATTGGCGTGAGGCGTAGTCGTACACTTTAGATTGTCGGTTGGAGTCTAGTTTGTTGTAGATATCTAACAAATCATTGTTTGATATTTTTATTCCTAGCAAATACTCAGAACTCACTCCAAGAGTGTCAGCGAATAAATTTATCTTATTGATTGGTAGTTGTCTACTTTTGTTGAAATATCTTGATATGGAAGATTTTGGCAAATCCAATTTCCTAGCGAATTCACTCAAACTCCATCCTTTTTGATTGCATAAGTCGATAATAATATCAACAATTTCGGAATTAGTTCTCATGGTTTTTAAACTCCTTCTTTTGCTTTATTTATGCGATTATTATAACACTAATGTTCCCGAAAAGAAACATTTTTTTATTTTTTTTAATATTAAGTGTTGACAAACGGGAACACCGATGTTATTATTAGGTCACGGTTAAGAAATTAGTCGTACAAAACAAGAAAAACAGTCACACAAACGCAACATACATTAGAGGAGGTGATGGAAGTTTGAAAAAGATTTTATTTAACCCTAACCGTTTGAAAGCTGAACGAATTGCAAGAAATCTCTCTCAAGAAGAGGTGGCGATTAAGTTAGGCAAAAATCGAACTTGGTTGGCAAAAAGAGAGAATGGGAATGTGGATGTGGGTGCTGATGATTTAGCAGCTATTGCGACAGTATTGAAAGTTGATGATTTATCAATTTTTTTTACGTAAACCGTTCCCGAAAAGCAACGATTTAAGGAGGGAGCATGAATAAGAAGATAATTTCAAAAAAAGAATTCCAAGAAATGTACCCAAGATACAACACGGAATCCAAGTGGAAGACAATCGTGAATCGAATCAAAGCGAGCGAATACGCTGATGCTTATGTACGGATCTCACGAAACGATGTGAACATCAACATCGAATTGTTCGAAAGATTCCTCGAGCTTGAAGGAATCAATTGGGCGAATCGATACGGGACCAAGATGACAAGAACAGAATTTGAAAGGAGATTGGCATAGATGAGACGAAAGAGAAAAACAAGAGTGCGATTCATTCCATTAATGAGATGGATGCTTCAATGGTACATCCTATCGTTTGGACTCATTATCGCAATGATGAGCATCGTGCTATTGGTTGGGGAGGCGAATCATCAACACACAAATAAAGTAAACCTAATGAGAGAAGATAAATATATCGAGCCTGATTTTCAAGACACATGGAAAGTAAAGGAGGAAAAGAAATACTAATTCATGCCAAAACGAAAAACAAATCAAAAAAAGCCGATGAAACAATCACCGACTTTCTAAAATAACCAACTACATTATAAAAATAAATTAAGGAGAAATCAAACGAATGAGCGAAACAACTAAAAAAGAAGAACAATTCGTTCTCAAAATCTTAGAAGCAGTTCAAGAATATGAGGATGCTGACTTCAATATCATAGAAGCACTTGAAGTAATACTCAAAATGGTGCTTTTTGCAAGAGGAATAGGAATACCAATGTCCGAAGTCATCAAAGATAACAAAAAAGAGTGGGGGATGGATGAATGACAGTAAAAATCAACAAACTAGAAATCGAAAATGTGAAGCGTGTTAAGGCGGTCACTATTGAGCCTACATCAAACGGACTCACAATTCTAGGTGGAAACAATAACCAAGGAAAAACAAGTGTCCTCGATGCCATTGCTTGGGCGTTGGGTGGCAATAAGTACAAGCCAAGCAAACCAGCTCGTGACGGGTCCATGAATCCTCCAACACTTCGATTGGAATTATCGAACGGACTCATTGTGGAACGCAAGGGCAAAAATTCAGATTTGAAAGTTACGGATCCAAGCGGACAGAAAGCAGGACAACAATTGCTTGATTCATTCGTGGAAGAGCTCGCTTTGAACCTTCCAAAATTCATCGAATCAAGCTCAAAGGACAAAGCGAACACGTTGCTTCAAATCATTGGGGTTGGAGATAAATTGTGGGAGCTCGATAGAAAAGAAGAGCGACTATACAACGAGCGAAGAACAATCGGACAGATTGCGGATCAGAAAAAGAAATACGCAGCCGAACAACCTCAATATCCCGAAGCTCCGAATGAATTAGTAAGCATTGCGGACTTGATTCATGAGCAACAAGAGATTCTTGCTCGAAATGGTGAGAACGCCAAAAAACGCCAAAATCGAGAAAATATCGTGAACTCGTTGCATCTCTCAGAAGCTCGATTGAAACAATTAAAAGAACAACTTGCACAAGAAGAAGCGACTCACGAGAGTCTAATGAGCGACTACATCGCAGCAAACAAGTCCATTGAAGATTTGGTGGATGAATCAACCGATGAGATTGAAAGCTCAATCGCAAATATCGAAGAAATCAATCGCAAAGTCAGAGCGAACCTCGACAAAGAGAAAGCCGAAGAAGATGCGAAACAATACAGTTCTCAATACGACAACTTATCAAAACAAATCCAAGATGTTCGAGACGAACGCACAAGCTTACTCGATAGTGCGGACTTACCGTTGCCGGGACTATCTGTTGAAGATGGTGAACTCGTCTTTGAGGGGCAAAAATGGGACAACATGAGTGGCTCTCAACAATTAAGAGTGGCAACCGCAATCGTTCGAAAACTAAAACCAGAATGTGGATTTGTGCTCTTGGATAAGCTCGAACAAATGGACATTCCAACGTTGACCGAGTTTGGCAAATGGTTAGAATCTGAAGGACTTCAAGCCATTGCAACTCGAGTGTCAAGTGGAGAGGAATGCCAAATCATCATCGAGGATGGCTATGTCGTATCAGACACAATCACACCATTCCAAGATACAGAACCAACGAATACTTGGAAGTTTTAAGGATAAGAAAGGAGAAATCACATGAATATAACATCAGGAGTACAAGCAAGAGCCCAACGTGTAGTGATTTACGGGACCGAAGGAATCGGAAAGTCAACACTCGCAGCACAATTCCCAAATCCATTGTTCATCGACACAGAAGGCTCGACATCGAACATGGATGTCAAACGTATGGACAAACCAACAAGTTGGACGATGCTCATGAATCAAATCGCATTCGTGAAAGCAAACCCAACAGTTTGCAAAACATTAGTCATCGATACCATCGATTGGGCTGAATCACTTGCAATCGAGAATGTATGCTCGATGCATGGTAAGAGAGGAATCGAAGACTTCGGCTACGGTAATGGATACACGTATGTGCGAGAAGAAATGGGTCGCTTATTAGATAAGCTTCAAGAATTAGTGGACATTGGCATCAACGTGGTCTTGACCGCACATTCTCAACTTCGTAAGTTCGAACAACCCGATGAGGATGGAGCATACGACCGCTACGAATTGAAACTAGGAAAGAAAACAAGCTCGCAAACCGCTCCAGTAGTAAAAGAATGGTGCGACTTACTTCTATTCTGTAATTACAAAACAATGGTAATGACCTCAGAAACTAAGAAGAAGAAAGCAACAGGCGGACAACGTGTCATGTACACGACACATCATCCAGCGTGGGATGCGAAGAATCGTCATGGACTTCCAGATGAACTTCCAATGGACTTCGCTGCTATTGCACACATCTTCGCTTCTTCATCTCAAGAAGCACCAAAGAAGCAAGTTCAAGAGGTGGGAGTTGGAAAAGTAGTAAGCAAGCCTCAAATTGATGAGCAAGTGCCCTCAGTTGATGAAGTTATCCCAGCAGGAACGAGTGGAACAGAAACTCAAGAAGATCCGTTCCCTCTTAAAGAACCAATCACTATACCAGACTCTATTCCACAATCTTTGAAGGACTTGATGCTTCAAAATTCAGTCACTCCGAAGATGCTTCAAGATGTAGCATTCAAGAAGGGACACTTCCCACAAGACACACCAATCGAGAACTTCCCACAAGAATATTGGGCGTTCATGGTGACGAATTGGGCTGATGTCTTGAAATCAATCGAAAATACTAACAAATAAAAAAGAAAAAGAAAGAGGTAAATAATTATGACAGAATACAACAACAACTTCGAACGTGAATTTGGATGGGACGACACTATCCAACAAGACTCAACATTCATCTTGCTTCCTGTGGGACTCTACGAGTTCACAGTAAAAGGCTTTGAACGACAAAGACATACACCAAATCCACAAAATCCAGGGAAGCTCCCAGCGTGTCCAAAAGCGGTCGTAAGTATCGAGATTGAAACACCTCAAGGGAAAGCAGAATTGAAACACAATCTATTCTTACACTCAAGCACAGAAGGAATGTTGTCAGCATTCTTCGGGGCGATTGGACAAAAACGAAAAGGCGAGCCATTGAAAATGAATTGGCAAACAATCATCGGGGCTCGTGGCGTGTGCAAAGTTGGGATTCGTAAATACAACGACAATGAATACAACGAAGTTAAAGCGATGTTATATCCCGAAGATGTGAACCCAAATCAAGTCTTGAATCGTTCACAACAACCAACACAACAATTCCAACAACAAGCAACTCAACAACCACAACAACAATCTTGGGGTGCGTTCTAGAAGGAGGGACATTGAATGGAATTACGAAAATATCAAGAAGAGGCTCGTGAGTCCATTCAACGGGAATGGGCAGAAGGTCGCAAAAAGACTCTTCTAGTCCTTCCAACAGGATGCGGAAAGACAATTGTGTTCGCAAAAGTAATCGAAGACCGAGTGAGGATGGGCGAGAGAGTTCTCGTCCTCGCTCACCGCTCTGAACTACTAGACCAAGCAAGCGACAAATTGTTCAAGTCAACAGGACTTCAAACATCGCTCGAGAAAGCAAGTTCAACGAGTATCGGCTCATGGAATCGTGTGGTCGTTGGATCCGTTCAAACCTTGCAGCAACCCAAACGCCTCGCAAAATTCGAGAAAGACCATTTCGATTCGATTGTGGTGGATGAGGCTCATCATTGCATCTCTGATGGATATCAACGTGTGCTCTCACACTTTGATAGTGCAAATGTGTTAGGAGTGACAGCAACTCCCGACCGTGGTGATATGCGTAATCTAGGGACATATTTCGACTCGCTAGCCTACGAATATACACTACCTCAAGCCATCAAAGAAGGTTATTTGAGCCCAATCAAGGCACTCACAATCCCATTGAATCTTGACCTTTCAAGTGTCTCGATGTCACAAGGTGACTTCAAAGCGAGTGATGTTGGGAATGCGTTGGACCCGTACTTAGAACAGATTGCAAACGAGATGATGGAACATTGCAAGGATAAGAAGACGGTAGTATTCCTTCCATTAGTGAATACATCCAAGAAGTTCAGAGACATCCTAAATTCGAAGGGATTTCGAGCTGCGGAAGTGAATGGCGAATCCAAAGACAGAGCTGAAATCTTAGAAGACTTTGAGAACGAAAAATACAATGTCTTATGCAATTCAATGCTTCTTACAGAGGGATGGGATTGTCCGTCCGTTGATTGTGTGGTCGTACTTCGACCAACAAAAGTCCGCTCGCTCTATTCTCAAATGGTGGGGCGTGGAACAAGATTACATCCTGGGAAGACACATCTATTGCTGCTCGATTTCTTATGGCATACAGAGAAGCATGAATTGTGTCGTCCAGCTCATCTCATCGCTGAGAATGAGGAAGTTGCAAAAGCAATGGTTGAACGTACTGAAGAGAACACAGGAGCAGAATTTGAACTTCTCGAATTAGAAGAAGTGGCAAAAGAAGATGTCACAGCTCAACGTGAAGAAGCACTTGCGAAGCAGCTCGCTGAGATGCGAAAACGCAAACGCAAGCTTGTGGATCCGTTACAGTTCGAAATGTCGATTCACGCTGAAGACCTTACGAGCTATGTGCCATCTTTTGGATGGGAGATGAGCCCACCTTCAGACAAACAAATTCAAACATTAGAAAGACTCGGAATCATGCCCGATGAGATTGGCAATGCTGGGAAGGCTCAGAAGATTCTTGACCGCCTATCAAAACGCCAAAATGAAGGCTTGACAACACCAAAACAAATCAGATTATTAGAACGTTATGGATTCAGAAATGTAGGAATGTGGCAATTCGAAGCAGCGTCTAAGCTCATCAATCGCATTGCTGCAAACGGTTGGAGAGTTCCTCACAACATCGATGTCCATACTTACCAAGGAGAGTGATTGAGTGGAAGACAACAACTTACTTGAATTATTAGAATACATCGACCCCTCAATGCTCAATTATCAAGAATGGGTGAATGTGGGGATGGCTCTCAAGCATGAAGGCTATTCGGCATCAGATTGGGAGTCGTGGTCGGCTCGAGATTCGGGACGATATCATCCCGGGGAATGTTACAGAAAATGGGATACGTTCCAAGGGACAGGCTCACCCGTCACAGGAGGCACAATCTTCCACATGGCTGTCGAGCAAGGATTCAATCCTTCTCAAGCTCATGATGATGGACGAGGTGCTCTCGAATGGGATTCATCCATTCAATATGACAACGACTACAAATTCGTGGACAAAGCGTGGATTGATGGGAAGGAGTTCCACGAACCACACAATTGGAATCCTGTGCAAGAGATTATTCGATACTTGGATACATTATTCCAATCAGACGACATCGTGGCATACTCCACTCAATCATACGCTAAGACGAACGCAGAGACGGGAGAAATTGAGAAATATCTTCCACAGCGAGGCTCATACGATAGAACCGCAGGAAAGCTCATTGACGAGCTTGAACGATGCGGTGGAGACATTGGCAAGGTCTTAGGCGATTACAACGAGAAAGCAGGAGCATGGGTGCGATTCAATCCCATGGACGGTCAAGGAGTCAAGAACGATAATGTCGCAAGTTATCGCTACGCTCTTGTGGAATCGGACAACATGGACTTAGAAAAGCAAAACGCAATCATGCGAGAGCTTGAACTTCCAATCGCAACACTTGTGTACAGCGGTGGCAAGTCCATCCATGCAATTGTACGCATCGAAGCAGCAAACAAAGAAGAATACAAAAAACGTGTAGATTATTTATACAAAATTTGTAAGAAGAACGGTCTCAACGTAGACGAACAAAACAAGAATCCAAGTCGATTGAGTCGTCTCCCGGGGTTCATTAGAGATGGCAAGAAACAATTCATCATTGACACCAATATCGGTCACAAATCATGGGACGATTGGTATCAATACATTGAAGATTTGAACGATGATTTGCCGGACCCTGAAGGACTAAGCGAGACTTGGGACAATATGCCCGAGCTTGCTCCTGAGCTTATCAAAGGTGTACTCAGACAAGGTCACAAGATGTTGATTGCGGGACCTTCGAAAGCTGGGAAGTCATTCGGGCTCATCAATATGTCGATTGCAATCGCTGAGGGCTCGAAGTGGTTCGGCTGGGAATGTACTCAAGGAAAGATTTTATATGTGAATCTCGAGCTTGATAGAGCCTCATGCTTGCATCGTTTCAAGGATGTATATGCAGCAATGGGAATCGAGCCTCGAAACGTTTCAAACATCGATATTTGGAACTTACGTGGAAAAACAGTCCCAATGGACAAGCTCGCACCAAAGCTCATTCGAAGAGCCCACAAGAAAGGCTATATTGCTGTAATCATCGACCCAATCTACAAGGTTCTCACAGGGGACGAAAATAGTGCGGATCAGATGGCTCACTTCACGAACCAGTTCGACAAGGTAGCGACCGAATTAGGATGCTCGGTCATCTACTGTCACCACCATTCGAAGGGTTCTCAAGGTGGCAAGAAGTCCATGGATAGAGCAAGTGGTTCAGGAGTATTCGCTCGGGACCCCGATGCTCTTGTTGACTTAGTGGAATTAGAGCTCACGGATGAAATCATCCAACAACGATGCGACCAATTGGCTTGCGACATCTACAAGGATGCCATCAATCGTATGAATAGACCGTACATGGAACAGTACATCGGTTTAGATGACTTAAGAAGTCCATATCAAATGCGTAATCATTTCGAGAAAGCGGTCGTGAACATCCAAGATAGATGGCAAACTAACGAGCTTATCAATCGAGAAACAAGCAAGATTCAAACGATGTCAGCGTGGCGTGTGGATGGAACGCTTCGAGAGTTCGCTAAGTTCAAACCAAGAAATGTTTGGTTCAGTTATCCACTTCATATTGTGGATGATACAGGCATACTCGATGATATCGAGTTGGATGATAATACACCAAATTGGAAAAAGACTTGGAAGAAGAATTTCAATGAAAAGATGACTCCAACACAACGCAAGGAAGAACGAAAAATTGCATTCGACACAGCATACTCAGCTCTCAATGATGGAGTCGCTCCAGTCACTTCGGAGGCACTTTGTGAATATATGGGCATATCTGAGAAGACTCTCAAGAGACGAATCAAGGAAATAAATGGGTATGAATTAGATGGCGAGCATGTCGTTCTCAAAAAGTAAATTCGGAAAAATTCCTATTTTTGGACAGGACAAACTCGGTCTTGGACACCGAGACAGACAGGACAAAAGACCGAGTTTGTCCGTGTCCACGAGATAAAAATAATTAACCTAAAAGGTGTACTTGGACAGGACAAAGTCGGAGTCAGACACCGAGTTTGTCCACGGACAGACAACCTATAACCCTAAGAGGGTGTAATTAGGGAATGTCCGAAGATTCGTCCATCGTCCATGATAGGAACAGAACAGGTGGGCTTTAGACTCCGCCCACCATGTCTGTCCTTTCTACCATGGACAAAAGCGAAAATAAAAAAAGAAAAGTCTGTGTGGTATTTCACAAACTTAAAAGGAGAAAAATATGGCACGTAAAAAATCAAAATTGTTGGAAGTGGGAAAAGAGATGCCGCTCTTATATCATACATTTCCAGATGAAGAATATGACCCAACTCAATCACAAGTCCTTCGATGGATTTCAGAACAACCCGAACTCATGGAATGGATTTTCAGACAATTGAAATCTACTGGATATGTTATCTATGAACCTCAATGGGGTGCATGGAGAGGTGTTGGGAATCATGATTGAATTCTTCATTCCCATGGAAAAGATTCCAACAACGACTCACCAACAAAAGCAAGTGACTTGTAGAAATGGAAAGCCTCATTTCTATGAACCTCCTAAGCTCATACAGACTCGAGCGAAGTATATGGCACACTTCTCTCACTTTGCTCCTAAAACGCCTCTACGGGGTTGTGTGAGGCTCATAATCAAATGGTGCTTCCCTCTCAAAGATGGAACATACAACGGACAGTATAAAGGCACAAAACCAGATTTGGACAACATGGAGAAGTTGCTGATTGATTGTCTCACTGATTTGGGATTTTGGGAAGATGACAATAAGGTCGCCTCTAAAATCTCAGAGAAGTTCTATGCGGATCCACCTGGAATCTATATTCGATTGGAGGAGCTCGAATGAAATTAGATTATCACGAATTCATGAACAAAGTTGCCGATTGGATTGTTGAACAAGAAAGTGTCGCTCAAAAGTTGGGCTTCGGTTCGGTTGAATATTTCAATTGGGTCTTCGAATCGAGTGGAAAGCTATGTGATGCATACGAGAATCATCCATTCGTGAAAAGACAAATGCTCATGGTGTTCGAACACATCGATGAAGCCTTCAAGAATCAAAATCAAAAATAAGGAGAATAATTATGGCAAATCAAATCGAAGGATTGAACGGGACTCGTTCAACTTACATATACGAGCACATCGAGATTGTGGAGATTGATGGTGTTCGCATGGTTCGAAGATTAAAAGACAAAAAAATCATTGGACTCAATGCACCAAAAAAAGAAGTACAAGAAGGAAGCTATCAACGACAACGAAGCAAGAGCAAACCAAGGTATCAAGATTTAGCTCTGAAAGAAGAGCTCTCTAAATTCTTCCAAGATACAGGGATGTCAATTGGAGAGTTTGTCAAAGATTCAACTATCATCAATTATCATCTTGTGTGGAGTTTCGTTCACGGGAAAAATCGCATCACATTAGATGCTATCAACGAAATCAAAGGGAGAATAGATGCTTATGGAAGACATTAAAATCTATATGATTATTAGAAATCAAGAGCCTCATTTCTTATTCGAACGCATTGAAGACTATTCAAGCATGAGAGGATATCTTGCGAAGGCTCATCCAATATACACACACCGATTCACGAAACACGTTGAGAAGGCGATGCACTTTCTCACAATCAAAGAAGCGTTGGATTTCATCCAAGCTCACAAAATTGATGGCTCTATCATCAAGGACTTATCTCAAGAAAGACTTAAACGAAAAGCGATGTCCAAACTGTATCTTGAAGATTATGGAGATGTTATCACTTATTTGTATAGTGTCATTGGAAATTCAAGCGATAGGATGCTTCAAACTGCTCATGATATGAACGTTAGTGTGACATCGTTGAGTAAATTCATGCGAGATCCGTATTCGCTCACTTCTCAAACAAGAGACAAGATTGTGGCGAATATTACACGAATCAATAAGGAGGACTAAGAATGAAAGAGAAAACAGAATTCGAAAAATTGATGGACGATGTTCACTACTTGATTGTGGCTCATTGTAAGTACAAGGACATGTCGATGTATGACAGAGCCTTGAAACAGTTCCAAGAAGATATCAATTATGGACAACTTGAAGAAATGAGCTACGATGAACGATTCGCTTTCTTGTTGGGATTCGAAAAATCGTTGAAGGCGATAGATAATGCAATCAAATTAAACAAACAATTGAAGGAAAATCCCAAAACTATTGAAGTGTTCAATAATATGTTGGGGATGAGTAAATGAAAATAAATATCAAGGATTTGATTGAAAAAGCTCGAAAAATCTATGGAGAGCTCGAAGTCGATGGATATTATGGCGAACAATGTACGATAGAAAAAGATGGAGTGATTCTATATCAGAATATAGGTCTTTGGAAAACGTATAGAGAAGTATGGGAATGCAGCAAACGGATCCTAGATTTAAAGGAGGATGAAAAATAAATGAAAACGAATCAATTATGGGTAATTTTTTGGCAACTAATGACGTACACGATTTTTGTGTTGAATGTCTTAGGGCTTTCTCAAATCCATATCATTGTTCCTACAGTCACATTATTTGCTGGAGCAATTGCAGGATATAGTGAGGAAAAAGAAATTTGTTTAGATAATGTGGTGAAGATGGATGCTAAAGAATTTGAGATTTTTTTAAAAAATCGTGAGGAGGAATAAAAATGGAACTAATTATCTTTTTGAAAAATGGAAACACTCTTAAATTTGAAAATGTATCAAACGTAAGATTCAGCACGAACTTTTTTACAGTATTGTGTTTTGACTATGTAAGTGCATCGAATCATAAGAAGAAAAGTGCAGCATTCAATTTTGTGCATCTAGCAGGAGTATCATTCGAGGAGGGCTTGACCGATGTTGACAGTCTATTCAAAGCCTAGATGCATGCAATGTGAGATGACCAAGATGTGGCTCGGACAAAACAAAATCGAATACGAAAATGTGGACATCGAAGCGAATCCAGGAGCGTTCGAACTCTTGAAACATTATGGATTCACATCTCTCCCTGTGGTGGTGATTGATGACGAATTCGAGGACCCGAACAAGACTTGGATGGGATTTCAAGTCGATAAATTAGAAAGGTTGATTGAATGATTGTATGGGCATTGTTTGATTCAGGGAATGGCTGCTACGCTCAAGGAGTTCGAGAACTAAATGAGGGGGGGCAGAAGATGACAATCTATTCTGTGGGATTGGATATCGAGAACAAGAATAATCACTTCATTCACTTGAATCTCGCTGATTATTCGTACCTCTTTGGGGATAATAAGCTCTATGAGACTCTTGACAAGCTTCCTCACCCGGATCTCATCATTGCAAGTCCTCCTTGTGAATCTTGGTCGATTGCATCTCACATGATTATGGGGAATGCTTGTTGGAAACAAGAGAGAGACGATGAATCCTTATTCACTCCTCAAACACCACTTAGTCCATTTACTATTCGAGATTATCACGAGTATGAAAAATATACTTATATTCCCGAAAGACAAATTGTGAAGCGAATCAATGGTGAACTATGTGCTTTCAATTTGATTCAAATTATTAAACGATACAATCCAAAATATTATGTCATTGAGAATCCCGAGCGTTCAAGAATATGGGACTATATTGACAGAATTCTCGGGTTTAAAATCCCGTATGATAATCTAGTTCACTATAATCAATATGATGATTATCATCTTCAAAAGCCTACGAAATTCAAGTCGAATGTTAGGTTGGATTTGAAAACAGGAAACAAACCAAGTGCAGCGGTATTCAAAAACGTAAATGGATACAACAATCGCTCAAATATTCCGATTAGTCTAGTGAAGAGCATCTTCAATCAAATTATTGAAATGGAGGGATTGAATGAAAGATAAGAAAATCGCTGAGATTCGATTCAGAGAATATCCATATTATGACCGTGAAATCACATCGAGAAAATTCGATATGTTATGCCATAGTGAAGAAGATGTAAACTCATGGATCCGTGCAAAAGGAACGAATTCGAAATCGGCGGAAAACGAGCTCATTCGATTTGAAAGTGATAAGTACATTCAAAATCGTCTCTTTTGGAAACGATGTGTGGAAGAAACTCTTGAAGAGCTCGATGATAAACAAAGAGAATTTGTCACAGAATATTACTTTGATGATGTGTACGACTATCGTTCTCTTGCGAAGAAACACTTCACGAATCGAAATGTCATCATGAACGCTTGCAATCTAGCGTGTGAGATTTTACTCGTAAAATTAGGAGAAAAATTTTAGTAGTGACAAGAAACGGTATCTGTCACGAGAAAAACGTGATATATTATTAGTGTGAAAAGGTGTAAGAAACGATATCATCTTGTCATAGTGTGAAAACTCCTTTTATTTTTTTACCTCGGGACCTCCACGCCCGAGGTTTTTTGTTATCGTTAAATATAGAAATGAGGTGATGGAAAGTGACGAAAATTTATGGGCGAATCTATTGTATTGAAAACAAAATAAATCATAAAAAGTACATCGGTTTAACAACAAGAAGTATCGAAGAACGATTCTCAGAGCATTGCAAAGCTGATACAGTTATCGGAGAAGCTATTAGAAAATATGGTGTCGATAATTTTATGTGTTATGAAGTTGATAATGCACAAAGTAAAAATGAATTGTCTGAATTAGAAATTCACTACATCCATCACTTTGGAACACTAAAAAATGGATACAATTGCACTATTGGTGGAGATGGAGTGAAATACGATGATGATGTCGTTGAAGTTTCTCTCAACAAAAAACAAGAACATTTTGTTCGTTATGTAGAAAAAGAAAACGAAAAAAGTATAGACATAAACAATGGGGCGAACATGGTCGTTTCTATCGTTTTGAATTTGGTTAAAATGTTTTTAGAAAGCAATCGAAAACAAGACAAAAGAATCGTGGCTCATCAAATATTGAAATTAAAAACGGATTTACTAAAAACTGTACTTTCTTTTGGAGTTTTGACTTTAGAAGAATTGAGGGGGTGGGAATCATGGCGAAATATACAGAATGGCTAACTCCCGAGGGTTTAATTCTTGTTGAAGGTTGGGCACGAGATGGGCTCATTGATGAGCAAATCGCTAAAAATATGAATGTTGCTTATTCTACGTTCAGAGAATGGAAAAAGAAATTTCCAACACTTTCGGCAGCCTTAAAGCAAGGAAAAGAAGTTTCTGACAGACAAGTTGAAAATGCTCTTTTTAAAACAGCAACAGGATACTACTATCAAGAAGAAACCGTAACAAATGCTGGAGAGATAGTCACAATCAAGAAATACAGCAAACCGAACACGACCGCACAGATTTTTTGGTTGAAGAATAGAAAAACGGAATGGACGGATCGTGTCGATATTAACGCACAAGTGGAAAGTAAAAATAAATTCGATGACATCGTGAACCAATTAGGAGGAAGTGGGCTCGATGAATAGCTTCCCACTCTCTCAAAAATACATCGATTTTTGCAACACGGTTGACAATGTGGATGCGGACTTCCTTGAAGGCACGACAGCCGCTGGCAAGACGACTGTGGGGCTTGGAGTCAAGTTCATGCGTATGGTCTCAAGGAGCAAGAAGAAGTTCCACATCATCGCAGCGAAGACGGTCGGTGTTGCTGAGAAGAACTTAATAAATCAAGACAATGGCATCCTCGACATCCATCGGGATGCTTTTTATTTTGGTAACGGTGATAAAGACTATAAGATTCCTCACATCAAATTCGAGGATAAAATCATCTACATTCTTGGATACGATACGAAAGAAAAATGGCAATTGGCTCTTGGTGGGCAATATGGATGTGTGTACATCGATGAGGTCAACACAGCGAACATCGAATTCGTTCGAGAGGTCTCCGCTCGTAATGACTATCTGATGGCTACACTCAATCCCGACAATCCCGATTTACCTGTGTACAAGGAATTCATCAATCGTTCACGACCGTACAAGAAATACGAGAAGGATGTTCCTCGTGAGATTATGGCTGACTTGAAAGAGCGACACAATCCAAAATGGAGATACTGGTTCTTTACGTTTAAGGATAACAAGTCTTTGAGTGATAAGGATATTCAAAAGAAAATCGATTCAGTACCTCTCGGGACTAAGATGTACAAGAACAAGATTCAAGGACTCAGAGGTCGAGCAACAGGATTGGTCTTCCCTAACTTCGACAGTAAGAAGCACGTAATCACGAAAGCACAAGCAAAGAAATTCAATTATGTGATGTTTTCAGCTGGACTCGATACAGCTTACTCTTCCAAGAGTCCTGATACGATTGCGATGATATTCCAAGGCATTACGGATGACGGGCATTTGGTTACATTGAACGAGCAAGTCTACAACAATGCGGACTTAGACACGCCAATCGCACCATCTGACACGGTCGAGAGGTTCATCGCATTCCTTGACAGAAATTCTAAAGAATGGGGTTTTTGTCGAGATGCGTTTATCGATTCGGCAGACCAAGCAACAATCACAGAATTAAATAAATACAAGAGACAATATGGAACAATATACAACTTTATAAACGCTTATAAGAAAACAAAAATCATCGACCGAATCAACCTTCAAATTGGTTGGATTGCTCGAGGTTTTTATTTGGTCGTTGAAGATTGTGTGGAGCACATCAAAGAGATGAACTCTTATTCGTGGCAAGAAACGAAAGAAGCACCCGAAGACAAGAACGACCACACTATCAATGCGAATCAATATGCGTGGCTACCTTACAAGCGAATGATTGGACAACAGAGAGGAGAAGAAGAAATCGATGGGGCTGGTGAATATGATTAGAAAAGGAATGAGGAGCTTTTTGAGAATTGAGAAAGCTCAACCAAGTGCAATCGTCATCAATGAAGAGATGACATTCGAGGACAATGCTGCAAAGAACCGAATTTGGTATCGTGGTAAGTCCTACGAGTTACAACAACTATACTCTCAACTATCAACGACACGATTCAGTTTTTGGGGTGCACATTCAACTCCAGGACAGGAAATCAGAAAGATTCACACGGGGCTCCCGGGAATCATCGTGAAAGTCTTGAGAGATGCGGTGCTCTACGACATGAATGATTTGGAATTCGATGAATCCAAGTATCAAGATTTGTGGGAGAATATCGCACAAGATAACAACTTCAAAAAACAATTGAAAGAAGCGGTGAAAGATGCTCTTGTGATTGGTGATGGAGCATTCAGAATCTCGTTTGATTCGGATGTGTCTCAATATCCTATCATCGAATGGGTAAGTGGTGAACGGATCCAAATCAAGAACAAGCGTGGACGATTGCATGAAGTCGTCTTCATGACTCGCTTTGACGAGAACAAGCAAACATATACACTCGAAGAACATTATGGATTCGGATACGTTACGAATAAGCTCTATCGTGGCGATTCTGAATTGGACATTCATTCGACTGAATACACTCAAAACATCAACGACTTCACGTTCGATAAGCATTTGATTCTATGCGTGCCATTTAGCATCTTTGAATCTGATATTGAACGAGGTCGAGGCGAATCCATCTTCGACAGAAAGACGGACTCATTCGATGCGTTGGATGAGGCATGGTCTCAATGGATGGATGCACTCCGAAGCGGTCGAACAAAAGAATATATTCCCGATTCGTTACTCCCACGAGACCCACGAACAGGAACATTCATGAAGCCAAACGCATTCGACAATCGATTCATCAAGATAGCATCGGACAAATCTGAAGGAGCAAGCAACGAGATTACATTGCAACAAGCGAACATCCCTCACGAGAGTTATCTGGCAACTTACGTGACAGCTTTGGATTTAGCATTGCAAGGTATCGTGAGCCCTTCTACGATTGGTATTGATGTGAAGAAGCTTGACAATGCTGAGGCTCAACGAGAGAAAGAGAAGACGACTCTATACACACGCAACACGATTGTTGAAGCGTTGCAAGAGTTTATTCCTCGATTAGTATCTATGACAATCAATAGCTTCAACGTGTTGAATCGTAGACCTATTGAAGAAATTGCGGTGAATGTTCCATTCGGAGAATATGCGAACCCATCATTCGAATCTCAAGTTGAGACAGTTGCAAAAGCGAAAACAAGTGGCATCATGTCCATCGAAGCTTCAGTAGATGAGCTTTATGGCGATTCTAAGGACGAGCAATGGAAGTCCGAAGAAGTTATTCGCTTGAAGTCTGAGCAAGGCATCAGCGAGGTCGAAGAGCCTTATCTCAACACGGACTTAGATGGATTCAGCGTTGAAAGAGGTGATGAACTTGCTAGTGAGAATCATGAACAAGAACTATCAAATGAGAACGGATCAAGCGAAAGCACTTCTCAACATGAGTAAGGAATATTGTCCATTTGGAATCTATGCGGTCGAGAAAGAGAATCAGATTGAGATGATGAATTTGAAACCAACATCGAGAACTCAACTCAAGAAGATGATTCGAGAATATCGATTGAAAGGATTCAAGGTGTATTCGAATGGTTTATGATGTTAGTCGAGCATTTGAAAGAATCGAGAATGAATTGCTCGAGTCCATGACGAGGAATCTCAAGAAACACAAAGCGGAAGAAACTGAGCTTGGTATCGAATGGACTCAATGGCAGGCAATCCAACTCGAAGAATTACAACGATTTAAACAAGAGGCTGCTAAGAAGTACGGTCTTGAATTTAAGTCGATGAACAAGAAGATTAGAGAGACCATCGCAAATGCATCATTGCAAGGTGCGAGCGATGAGGAGCTCAATGTGTTGAAGGCACTCGAGAAAGGCTACGTTCTAAAGCGTGAACGTGGTCTGAGTGCTGGATTCTTCCAAACGAATCAAAAGAGATTAGATGCGTTGATGAATGCGGTCGAGCATGACATGAAGACAGCTCAAACCGCTGTACTTCGATATGCGAACGACAAATATCGACAAATCATCTTCCAATCCCAAGTTGCAGCAAGTTCAGGAGCCCTCACCTATGAGAAGGCTGTGGACATGGCAACAAGCGACTTTCTGAAGAATGGATTGAATTGCATCACGTACTCAAATGGAGCTGTCCACAACATTGTGTCGTATGCTGACATGGCTGTGAGAACAGCAAGCAAACGAGCCTATTTGATGGGCGAAGGTCAGAAGCGACAGGAATGGGGCGTGTCCACGGTCATATTGAACAAGCGATTCAATGCGTGTCCATTATGTATGCCATTTGAAGGCAAGGTTCTCATCGATGATGTGTGGAGTGGTGGAAGTTCTAAAGACGGACCGTACCCACTCATGAGTTCAGCGATGGCGGCTGGCTTGTATCATCCTAATTGCAAGGATAAGCATTCGACATACTTCGAAGGCATAAGCTCAAAACCCGAATCAAGGTACTATGAAGAGAAGCCCGTCATCAAGGAACGACAGCTTATTGAAAACAAGCTCAATCATGCTAAACGACAAGCAAAGAGCTATAATCGTTTAGCGAAGAATAGTCTTGATGCTGAGAACCAAGAGGTGTATCGTGCTCGTGCTACTGAGTGGCGTGGTAAGGTGAAACAATATCGAGAACAACTCAATTCGTTTGAAGAAGCTCATGGATTGGAATTGAAAGGGATTGAAGAAAAGAAAATGGAGTTGTATAATATTGCTAGAGATTACAAATCTGTTTCTGACAATGAAATCCACTTATATCAAGAAAGTAGTGACAAGGCTTATAACTCAATTTCGAATGCAAAAGATGGAAAACAAATAAGAAAATCATTGAAAGAGTATACTCTTGGTGGGTATGGAGAGATAAATAAATATAGTGCCGGAGATACTTCTTTTGATAGGTCTAAAGATGTTCAAAACATTTTGAACGGTATGAAACATTTTGAATTAGAAAATGATGTTATTTCATATAGAGGAACAAGTTTGAAATACTTTGAAAAATATCAAATTGGAGATATATTTGAAAGTAAAATATTCTATTCAACTTCATTTGATGAAAGTCAAGCAAAAGCATTTTATAATGACGTTTTTTATATGACAGACGGCGATGCTCCTGTATTGTTGGAAATCCATGTACCAAAAAATACAGAAAGCTTGTATATTGGGAATAATAGTGATTATGAAGTTGATGAAAAAGAATTGTTATTATCTAACAGGTTGAAATATCAATTAAAAGAAAAAATAAATGGAGATTATACAAGGTATATACTGGAGGTGGTTCAATAATGAATAAAAGTTTAATGCCTGAAAAGTTAAAAGAAAGTACGAATGAAACAGAGCGTTTTGCATGGTACCGACATATACCTAATGCTTTAAAAACAGACGAAGAATTCCAAGAGTATTGTGAGTATATGGAAAAAAGAGGTTTACCAAAACCTTTGAGACATACTAAATGTCGTCCGATTTCTGAAAAAATATATAGTCCTTATT